GTACAGAACTCCATGATCTACACCGGTTTCGTACAATCGCTCGCCAACCTGGTCCCAAGTCAAAGGGGCCATTTTCTTCCTTTCCCTTAGAAGAATACGGTATAAACGTCGTGATTTAGATCATCGGCTGTATAAAACCGATTGAATAGACTCATCGGAATCGAAGCCACCTTGCCTGGAATGTCGCTATCAGGATCCCGATCAACAACAGTAACCATATACCTCAAACGATGATTATACGGTATGTCGTCTGCAAATTTGGTGTCTGCAAAGTCACGTTTGTAGATGATACAAGGGTATATTAGATGTATATTGGCGGGAGGTTGAAAATATACGTTGTCCACAAACGTTTCAAGGAGTTGGTGCAACTGCAGGCGTTGGCCCATTGTACACCTCCCCTAATCTCAGCAGAAGACGGGGACTTTGCACTTCGACGCTCGAAACCGTCCACAAAGCCCCCGCCCATTCTACGTAACGAATATTGAAGAAGTTATCGTTGGCATAGGCATCAGCTACTATACTGATCGAATTCTGTACGTTGAGATCCTTGTTGAGATTCTCTCCCTGTTGAAGATTTCGTGCATTTCGGATGACATCTCCGAAATATGAATGCTCAACAATGTCGTCAACAAATACTCCAGGCGCAGTTTCCTTCGTTTCACCATAACCAATACGGCCGAAGAACCTTGCCATGAGCGTCCTACCTTACGCCGTATTCCTGAAAGTCCACTCGTCGTCCTGGTTGTTTGCGAAGTAGTAACCGGAGTTCGGCTCAGCCTGAACCGTGAGCGACTCTCCTGAGGCCAAAGCAACCGGAGCGCCCGTGGTGAGGGTCGTACCGGTAGCCTTGTTCTTGTAGGTGACATTCGGCGTGGTCTTCACGACGACTGTCGTACCATCGAAGTCAGGCTTCTGTGCCGTAGCAAGCGTCGTTCCTGCAGGAGCCCTCATAACGACCAGAGCCGAGCGGATCTTCGTCAGAGCGCCGGAGACACGAGTCTCGTACAGATACTTGTACTGGTTGTAGTCGATGTCGAAGTCGTCGAAGAAATTGACCTCTCCACCCTTGTCGGCACCAACCGTGTAGTCCTTGAGATTCACGATGATGCCGATCAAATCCGCCTCGCCCTCCATGACCTCAACGGTGACGATGTTCTGAACGCCCATCTCGGAGGCAAGCTCTCCTGGAGTCTTCCAGAAACGAATACCGTCGTTGTTTCGAGCGAGGAGCAACGTAGTGAGGGTCTGAATCGTCGTGTAGAAGGTCGGAGAACCCGATCCCTTGTAGTACTGCATCGATCCGATGACCGCGTCGACCACATCGATTGGCGGTGCCGAGTCGTCGACATTAATCGTTGCTGCATAGAGATCGTGATCGTGGAGAATGGAGCGAATCCCCGCGCCTTCGGAGGCTCCTGCGGGATCCTTGATCTTGTCGTCATCATCGACATCCCGACCGTCTCCGATGAGAATCGCACGAGCGAGCTCTTCGTCGAGCATGAGACGCATCTCGGCCTTGAGCCACATTACGATGTCGAAATCGGTGATATCGACGACATCATCGCGATCCAGCTTCTGCTTCTTGTAAACCGTGCTGGGAGAAGTGCTGCGCTTCGAAACTGAGAACCACTCTTCCTTCTTGAAATTACCCTTGATGTAGCCTCTTGCCCGTGCTTCATCGAAGGTGATATCGGCGACCAGAGACTTGATGCGGGAGAACGGCGAGTGCTTGGTTCCATTCATCACGTTGGCAACCCACTCGACCCGCCGTTGGTCAAGCTCGGGGGAATCGGTAACGGACTTGGCATCCGGGAAGAGGGTCTCGATGTTGTCGATGCCGTGCTTGAGAGCGTAATGCTCGACGGCCTCTTTCAGCGATCCAGTTCTCTGAGCATCGGCAACGATTCCCTTGATCGCGTCATGAGACAGAACATGCTCTTCTTCCTGTGTGCCTCCGCTAGACTGCTCGAAGACGTTGCGGGTCATGCGCCGTCCTTCCTCTTCATTATTATCGGTATCATCATGATGGGCAAGTACGGATTCGGACTCCTCGTCATCGGAAGTAGCTGACTGTTCAACTTCCCCAGTGTCGACTTCCCCTGCGTCAAGCTCGAGCGCAGCGCCGACCATATAATGAACGACATCCTTCTGCTCAGGAGTCATCGAATCGTAAACTTCCTGGACCGTGGGGCCTTCCTCACCGTCGTCTTGATGCTCGATCTCTTCTTCGTCTTCGGAATCTGAGGCGTCCCCATCAGCATGACTAATTTCCAAACCTGTGTAGATAATTGCTTCATCATCTAGCGTTACAAGCTCGCCGTCGGAGTGAGCCAGAGTAATGTTGTCGATAAGAGCACCAGGATTGGCACCAGACAACACCAGACTCAACTCACGAATAAATCCATGCAAAACCTGCTTGGCTTTCTCAGTAAGCTGATTGGCATAGATAGACAACGACTTGATATCACCGTGCTGCACTAGAACCTTGGCGTTCTTTGCCTGGTCGGTGTCATTGAAGAAACCGTAGGCGTAAACACCATCTTCGCGATGCTCGAGATCCGCATAACCTAGCACATTGCTGGGCTCATTGTGACCATGCTGCCAGACCAATGGAACTCTTGTCTTATCCTGATGCTTGAAGGCATCCGGCATGATAGTCCGGCCATCCGAGCACTTAAGACCAGCCTTTGTGGCGTAGCCACTGAAGTCAGGCGTAGCCTCTACTCCCATTTTGAATGTTCCTCCTAACTTTCGGATCACCGCTCCTATTAATTACTCCTAGTGGCCGAAGCTAAAGCGCGTTGTCTTGCCACAGCATCCATGAGAGAAACCTTAACGGTGGCAATTCTCTCCTCAAGCCTAGCGACGGGGTCTGCCTTCGACCTAGATCTTGTTTTCGATCCTCTTTTTCTCTTAGTAGTAAGCGTTTGCCTATGCTTTTGTCGATACTGTTTAGATTCCCGGGCCGCTTTAGATTTGTCCGCAGCCGTCGGAGATTTCCTAGCCTTTCTCTTTGATTTACTTTCTTTTGCATTAGCTTCAGCTCTCAAAACACTGAGTCGAGAGCTTAATTCAGCCAAACGATTCTTAATGTCATTGACTCTTTTGGCCGCATAGGCTCGTTGCTCGGTCAATTCTCGCGCGGTGAGTTCAATCGTTCCGCTTCTCGAGCTGACTGTAAATCTGGGCGACCCTTTTCTGCGTCCCTTCAATTCGCGCGTCCGCAGGTAATACTCGTGTGCTTTGACCGGATCGTAAGGAGCCCGTCCATGCATGAGAATTGTGCCGTCTGGGAGTTTCATAAGACTAACCCCCGCTGGCAGAGTTCCCATTGGAGGAACTGATTCCAGCGAAAGCATCATCGATGGCGGCATCGATCTCATCGAAAGCATCCGTCATAACTCCTGTTGTCGCCGGAGTTTCGACCGATCCGTCCGTCATGACTCCTGTGGGTGTCGGACTTCCCTGCGGCATGTTGCTGTTGAGCAACTGATCGGCTTTCGGATCGGGATGCGGAGCCATACCAACCACCTGACGCATTTCGTTCGATGTCATGATCTCGTTACGAGTAAACTTGTCGGCAATCTCAGCAATATTCTCAACCGGGACCAAGCGGAACGGATCTCGGAAGAACATGATCGTCTGCCTTTGCGTCCGAGCAGTTTTGGTCAGAAAAGTACGAATCATAGCTTGGGTGATCGCACTGAGAACCGGCTCGATCGTGCGATTCCAATAGTTCAGCATCACTTTCTCGTCGGCTGTACCGTTCATAACCTCCGCAGTCAACCCGAGTTGACCGAAAAGCATATCGGTTAGAAACTCGATCTGACCCATGAGATTGTTCTCGGCCGGACGATTCAACTGAGTGATCTTTTCCGTCGCATCGGTATAAGCAATGCCGTATTTACTACCCGCAAGCTGAAATTCGATATCTTGACGACGCTGTTGCGCCTGTTGTCTACGAGCCTCCGACTTGATTACGTAAGGAAGCTGAATGATGAGATCCAATTTTCCGGAAGCAGACTGATTATCGACGACATCCAAGAGCTCAAGCTTGTTGAGCAAACGCTGAAGAGTCGAATTCGGCTCATTCATCACCGAATACAACGGATTCTCGATAATAGCAACCGCAGCTTTCTCCAGAGTAATTTCTTCCCGCTTACCGGTCGCTTCGTTGTACAAGCGTACTTTTACGTGCTTCGGATACCAGGTCAAGATCTCGCCGACACGAAGCGTCAAAATCTCGTAACCGCCAGTTTTCTCTGGACTGATCGACGTATCTACCGGAACAAGCGCTACGACGCCTCGATCAAAGAGTGTAAGAGCAATATCTTGTCGAAAAGCACGTGCAGCTTGATCGAGATTGGCTTCAACGGTCAAACAGTTATTAAGACCGCTCTCAATATCATCCAAATATCGCTTTTCCTCATCCGTCCTTACATGACGTATGTCAATAGAGGCCACGTCGATACTGAGACGCGTGTAAATCGAGGAGATCATCGTGCGCGCGCTGGGAATTAGAAGCTTTAGACGATCGGGCCTCGATCCAGAAGCTGCGCCATACGCATAAGGGGCCGAGTCGGGAACGGGTTGAACCGGCCAAGGACTATTTCGATTCGAATTTTGCGGTTGATTAGAGAATACGTTCCAGGCGTGTTTCAACGCCGTACCAAATCGCGCCATAGCTCACCTCCTCCCACTTCTACTTACTGACGCGCCCGTTTGGCTTGTCCGCGTTCAATACCTCTACGAATAGCAACAGTGGTACCACCATATCCAGCAAGCGCTGCTGGAGCTGCTCCGGCCGTTGGTATTGCAAGAGCACCAGCCAATACTCCTAGTACTACTTTCTCTCCTCTAGTTGTACGAAGAGCAATCGCTCTATCTGGACTCTCTTGCCACTCTTTTATCAATTTGTCTCGTTTAGCGGGATTCGTCTCACTCGCAGCCTTCAAACGCATCGCCTGATCTTGCATACGAGCACGATGAATTTCTTGTGTCCTTGACGCGCTCGTAGGGAACTTCTGTTTGAAATTCCGGCTGGTCGATGCGGCTTTCCGTTCTGCTCGTACAGCTTTGTTTTCTGTCCGCAAAGTTCGAGAAGTTTCTCTTGCTGTTTCACTAAAGGCTTTACGTCCAGCTTTTCTTTGTTCTCTACGACCACCACCTGCTTTTCGAACTTCTCCTGCTGCAGCTTTTCCAGCTTTTTGCCCGGCGTATTGTGATCTTTGCCGAACCCCCCACTTCATTCCCTTGACACCGTGATGTTCCAGAATCTCTAATGGAGACCCGGGCTTCTCAACAGAAAGTTTCACTCGAAGGCCTCCTTGTGTACCTTGTATGCCACCCAAGCATCCATGAGAGCGGCAACATTATCGATCTTCTCCTCCTGACGCTTCTTCAGAAGCTTCCGATTTCCATTGGTGTCCTCGATGGTGATGGCGTTGCTCATAGCAAACGACATGAGCGCCTGATCGAAGACCAGAAGCCTCTCTTCGCTCATGATCTTGAGCTCACCAAGAGGAACCGATTCGGTCTTGACTCCCTGAATCACCTTCTCGATGCCGAATGGTCCGTTCTCGGTCTCCCAACGAGTGACGAATTCCTTTGCATTGTAGGGATCGTAACCGAGAGCACGAACATCGTATTCGGAAGCCTGGATGAAACGATCCAAATCATCGTAGACTTCCATCATATCGAGAATATTTCCCTCCATCACATGAAGACTTCCTTCGTTGATGAATTCTTCGTACTTCTGTCGCATAGCGGCAGGAAGCTTCATCAACGTGAGCTCGGTGATGTAGCTGCGAGTCTTGACTCCGAACTTCTCACGCCCTAATGGAAATAGGAATGTGAATGCGCAGAAGTCATCACCTTGCGACAGATCCGCTCCGAGAGCACAGGGCATTTGCCAGAATTCTCGAAGACGATGTGGAAGCGTCTCTTCATACGTAAAGAAATATGTATAACCCTCCATTGGAATTCCAAACCGCTTGGCGAGAATATCATTGCGAGAAGCAGGAGCTTTCTCGGCTCGCTCCACATCAAGTTGATACGTCTCGTAGGAAACGGTCGCTCCCAAATTCGGATTCGCCTTAACCCACATCGCCGGGTCGGAAACTTCCTCGATTTCATCCAGCTTGTAGTGCCAGATCGAAACGTGTGGCGCAAAGTACTCACCTTTGAGAATGTCAGCTAGTTCCATTTTGATGGTGTCACCGGAACCAGCTCGAACAGTTCCTTCCGAACTAATAGCTACAATCAAATAGTCCTCTAGCTTGGATGCGCCCTGTTCGACAGCACCCACAACATCTTCTCGAAGATCGCCGGACAGCCATTCGTCGATCGTGGAGATCTTCGGACGAAGGCCCTGGAGCTTGTTGATCGCCATCGGGCGAATCTCGAGTATAGATCCAGTAAGAAAGTTCTCGATGCCCTTCTTTGTCGAAGCAAGCTTGACCCGATTGGCTCTCGATCCCGTCGTATTCTGAAGAGAGCCCTCGGTCAAGAACTTGAACAGAGGGCCGCGTGCGCGCGTGATCGAAGTACGAAACGGAGACAAGACTTCTTCGGCTTGCTTCATCGTCGGAGCAGTGTTGATCTGATGTGTCGTCGACGTATCGACGTTCAAGAAGAAACTGTGAATCAGGAACGCATACATCGACTTGGCTGCTCCACGAGCGACGATCAGATACTGCTTGAGCGTCAGGCGTTTCTTGATTACCCTTTTCTCGTAATGTCCGCCGTGATTCTCTTTTGTGGGGACATAGACGCTACGCTCGACGAAGTAATACCAACCGAAGATTTGCTCGGCCCAGAGCTTAAACGAGAAGAGTAGATGAAGATCCGATCCATCGGTTAGGGTCAACTCTCCTTCGCAGTAACGAATAAATCCCTCAACAGCTTCGTCGTCATAGAAGATGTTCGGATTGGCGATGAGCGAATCGATCCGATTCATCTCCAAAGAGATCTCTCGATTGACAGGAATCTCTCCTCGAATGACCGCTTCACGAAACTGACCGTAATAGATCGGTGTCGCAATATTAGACAGACCCATTCTAATCCTCTATCTAAAGTGCGACTGCAATCGCAGCTGTAGCCGCACCTCTCTTTGCTTTCTTTGCGGCATAACCAACCGCTTTCTTACCATTTTTGGTCATTGCTTTAGTAGTTTGATCCTCGGCCGATCTTTGACCCTGTCCGACTAAATTCTTGACGAATCTTTGACCAGGATTCAATTGATTGAACTGAAGCCGCTGAACATTCTGTTCGAGTTGCATTCGTCTTGCGTAATCCTGCAATTCTTGATCGGAAAGAGCCTGGACTCCACTCTTCTTTCCGATTTGCCCAAGCTTACGTGCTCTTACAGCTTCTGTAGTTGCAGGATGTCCCCGGCCGCCCTTGACTTTCATCCTCGTACTGCCCGGAAATTTTGAAGGACGAACGAAGACTTCTTCCGGTCTCACCGTGGCCTTCCGACGAACACCCCACTTCATACCCTTGATTCCGAAGTGAACGAGAAAATTCTTGCCGGAATCGATAACTCGATCATCGCTTTGATACACGTGTGCGCTGAGCAAATTACGCTCAACTCTCCTGGCGACTTTCTTCGTGTAAGTTCTTCTATCCGTGCGCTTTCGTTGTTTGCGAGCCTGAGCAGCGCGCTCAGCTAGATTGGTTTGCTTGACGAAGTGGTCAAACGCCTTGGCGTAATGCGGATCGTGCTTCTTTTTGGTTTCAACCGTAGCTTTGATCAACTTTCGACGTGTGCCCGCTCCTTCTCCAAAATATAGCTTGGCTCGCGTAAACTCTTCAGCGTCTTTTGCAGCTTCCTTACGCGTTTTCTTCGGAATACCGACAAGGTCGGGATGAAGTTCTTTCGATCTACGAACGCCCCATCTCATACCCTTGACGCCGAAATGAGCAAGAACATTTTCAACGGGGTCCATCTTGCCCCCTATTTCTTAGTGGCTCTTTTTGCCTTCGGCCTTTCTTCCTGCTGCTCAGGTTCGGGCGCTTGCTGTTGCTCAGGCTCGGATGCTTGCTGTTGTTCTGCTTCAGGCGCTTGCTGTTGTTCAGATTCGGGCGCCTCTTGCTGCTGAGCTGACGACTCTTCCTCAGAAATAACTCCCTGACGGAGCTGTCTTCTCCGATTCTCTTCTGCTCTTTGTTTGTCCTGACGTTCTCGCTCAGACCCCGCCGAGCTGACTTCTTGTCCCATTATCCTCCCACCTTCTAAGCGTTCTCATGGTTGGGCTGAAATATGCCTCGTCCTCAGAAAGAGTTTGTACAGTAGGACCCGGATTCGGATCGACCCAATCTGTTCCCTCGCGATGTACATTCAAACGCCACTCGAGCTCTTGAATCTGCTTTTCCATCGCCGTAATCAGATATGATGTCGACGGAGGATCGAAAAGCATTCGAGTACGAAGAAAAACGTAAGACTTTACCGCGTTGTAGTTAGGATCGTCATTGAGATTAAACTCGGCCCAAACAGCACTCGCATCGTCGATTTGAAAACCTTCAGCCGGACCAACTCCCAGCTGAGCGAGAGTAGAGAACGCGGAGTTAATATGAGTAATGATATCGAGATCGAATACAGTATAATCTTCGGCAATTCCCAAAATTTTCTTCGTACTGGTAAGAATACTCTGTTCCATCGATTTCACTCCGTCCTTAAATTATGGTCCTCTTCGCCCGCGAAAGCGGCTGTAACCGTAACCGCTATCCCACGGCACGAAAAACAATACGAGACCCAATATTACGAGAATAACACCTAAGAGCGAATTAATGAAAATCCATATGATGATTCCGATAAGAATAAGGGCTAACCCCATAGTTGACCCTTTCTTTAGAAAAGGTCGGGCGGGACAGAAAATGGCTGCGGCAAGGATTTCCCATCCCACCCGTCGGTCAGCGGTTATGCTCCATCCGCCTCATCATCGTTAGTTCTCGGAATCTCTCCGCCGTCGTACCGCTCGCCCTCTTCCTCGTCGTCTCCCTCTGGCTCATTTGGCTCATTTGGCTCGGGCCGCTGCTCAGGAGGAGAAGTGTCGGGCATGGGTGCACCCGGAGACTGTCCTGGATCCTGCTCTGGGGTAGGAGTCTGCGGCTGCTGTTCAGCGTTCATTCTGAATTCTCCTGTTCGTCGGGATACGTTTCACTTTCCTTGTTATCCACGGAATCTTCTCCGTGCGCTTCGTTTGGCGTCATAAACTCTTCTTCAGTTACCTCTTCTTCACCAGGAATCTCTTCTTCATCAACATCTTCGGGCATATCTTCGATCGGCGGCTTGTCGGGTAGATCGGCCTCATTAGGTTCCACTACTTCATCCATTATCCCCTCCAATTCGCGTTGTAATCACGCAAATCGACATGAACAAAATTGTTATACAGACCTAAACCACCTTTACCGCCGCGCTTGCGCTTGCGTAGCCAATTAAGCGTGGAATGCCATTGGCGAGGAGTGCCCCGAACGCAACGGATATCGGCAGCTTGATCATTACCATCATGGATGGTATAAACGTGAAAACTTTTACTTGCCCCACCGACACTTCGATTGTGCTTTACCGTTCGGAAGCCCGACAAAATCGTTACCGAACCGTACTTTTCTCGCAATGGCTCCAAATATGTCTTGCAGAGAAACTCCAACCCCTTGTAGTCGCGCTTCATCACCTTGGTGCCGTCGTGACAATCGAATTCTTCTACCACGAAGTGCTTACTCAAACGATGTCGGGTTTTAGGCGGCATTCAACCTCCTTCTATTTCGGCTCAAGGCACGTGAAAATTCTAACTTGTCCCCCAGGCGTGTTGATCTGTAGAATTCCAGGCGAATAAGCAGGAGGCGCACCGGCACAAGGCCCTCCTTCTCCTGCAGGTCCAGGCGGACCCGGCGGACCGGTATCACCTTTCGGACCTATCGGACCCGTTGGACCTGCTTCCCCTTGCGGACCCGATTCGCCTATTGGACCCCGATCTCCTTGCTCACCTTTGTCTCCCTTTGGACCTGGGGGTCCTCGTTCTCCTGTAGGAATATCAATTGTCACCGTTCTCGTGGGACCCGGGGGTTCCTGGCTCAACGCTGTCGCTGCCAGATATCCCGCTCCCCCCATCATCGT